TGAAAAATTTAAAGAAAAGGTTGATGACTCGACTGTACTCAATGTCGAAGGAAGACCCAACGAAGGGGATTTAATTTGGTTCCCTATAACAAAACATTTATTTGAAATTAAATTTGTAGAAGTAGAACGTCCTTTCTACCAGTTAGGTAAAGGATATGTTTGGGAATGTCAGTGTGAACTCTTCGAGTACAGTGACGAGGAGATTGATACTGGTCTTGCAGATCTTGATGCTATAGAGACTAACTTTGCTAATGCTATTACAGTTGGTCTTGTTGCTGGTGGTAGTGGAGACTTTACTGTTGGGGAAACTGTTACTGGAGGAACATCAAATGTTACGGCTGAGGTTAAGTCTTGGGATAGTGCTTCTAGGACTCTCATCGTTATCAACCGTTCTGGTACATTCTCTGTACCAGAAACACTTACAGGGGGTACATCTAGTGCATCTTGGACAACTGCTACATATAATACAATAGATAATAAAAATATCGAGTACGATCAAAACAATGACTTTGAGACTGCTGATAACGATATTATAGACTTCTCCGAGGCAAACCCATTCGGAACAGTCGGAAGCTCAACTGATGTATCAATCTAATGTTAGGAACTTATTCATACAATGAAATTTTTCGTAAGACCATTGTGGCTTTCGGAACGTTATTTAATAACATAGAAATTCGTCGCTCTGATGAAGTGATGAAAGTTCCTTTGGCATATGGTCCAAAGCAAAAATTTTTAGCAAGGTTAGATCAAAATCCAGACCCAACTAATAAGAGAGTTCAGATAACTTTACCTAGACTTTCATTTGAAATTAATAGTATAGGATATGATCCTGGTAGAAAGGTATCACCAACGCAGAAGATTAAATTTAAAAAGGACGTAAATGAAAATAAGAATGCTTTCATGCCAGTCCCTTATAATATTGGGTTTGAATTAGCAATTATATCAAAAAATCAAGATGACGGATTACAGATCATTGAACAGATTCTTCCGTACTTTCAACCTCATTATAATCTCTCGGTTAAATTACAAACAACAATAGGAGAAACAAAAGATGTTCCTATAGTTTTACAGAACATAGATTATGAGGATGACTACGAAGGAGATTTCGCACAACGTAGAGCAATTATATACACTCTATCATTTACTGCAAAGACTTATCTATACGGTCCTATTACAGACAGCAAGGTTATCAAGAAGGCTATTACAGATACTTACAGTTCTGTCAATACAACTACAGCACCAAGAGAACGCAGATATACAGTTACACCTGAAGCATTAACAGATCAGGATGGAGTAGGAGTTACTACTCTTACTGCTGCAATGGATATTAACGATGGGATTATATCTGTCGCTAGTGTAGCAGCTTTCACACAAGGAGATGACATTCAGATTGGAACTGAGGTAATGCATGTCAACAGAGTTGTTGGTAGTACCTTACATGTCGGTAGAGGATGGAATGGTTCAACGATTGTTGGGCATGCAAACGGTTCAGCTATTCTGAAGATAGATGAAGATGATGCAGCATTACTAGATTCTAGTGATGACTTTGGATTCGGTGAGATATACTCTGAGTATACTGACATGAAGAAACGCAATCCTATTAGCGGTCAAGATGAGGCAATTTAATTATGAGTTTTGATGGACTTGAAAAAGCATTTGGTGATGAACCATCAGATCTTGAAAAGCATGTAGAGGAAACTAAATCTCTCAAAAAGAAATCTGAGGCTCCTGATATACAACAGGACTATGAGATTTCTCGTGCTCAACTACATAACTTAGTAATGAAAGGACAGGAGGCAGTAGATGGTATACTTGATGTGGCACGAGCTTCAGATCATCCTCGTGCTTATGAAGTTGCTGCAACAACAATTAAAGCAGTCGGAGATGTAACAGATAAATTAATAGATCTTCAAGGTAAGATGAAAGAATTGGATAAGGAAGAAAAGAGAGGTCCAACAAACGTTACCAATGCTATGTTTGTTGGTAGTACTGCAGAGCTTCAAAAGATGCTGAAAAATATAAATAAAGGTGAATCTACATAGACACGACAATGACAGTTCTTAATGTATTAAGTACCAATACGGTAGCAGCAGGTGCTTCTGAATATCAAACGGTACAAACAGGATATTATAGAGTTGGTTCTACAGCAGGTGCTGCTACAGTTTCATTCAATGGTGGACCTGCAATAACTCTAGTGCAAAATGAATTTATTCTTATCAAAGGTGGTAAGCCAGGTATAGCAAGTATTGTAAAGGGTACTGCTGATGCAACTACTGATTATTATGTTGGTGAGCATGTACAAGATACATCTAGTAATCACCCATTTTCTGTAGGAGATTATATTGCAGTAGTTGATGATAGCACAGATACTGCTATCAATGCTGCTTTCTTATCTGCTGGTACTGCTGGTAAAAAGATAACTGCTGATAATGGATTGGGTATGTTAACTACAGATATTGATTCATCTGCTACTACTACGTACACATGGTCATCAGGTAGAAAAGCAAAAATTCAACGTGCTGTTAAAATTACTGCAGCAACTAGTGCAGTTATAATAGAAGAAGTACAAGTAGTCGGAGGCTAAGATGCCAGCCGTTAATCAAGAAGCAGAACGTATAGTTAGAGGGATGAAGAACAAAAGTGCTCATCGCTTTAAGAAACTATATGGGAAACGTGACAAGGAAGTCATGTATGCTACGGCAAATAAGTTAGCACAAGAAGCACAATTAAAGGTTATGTACTATAAAGATTTTATCAACATAGTTGAGGGCAACCCAACAACCAGAATGTTAACTAAGTCTAAGACTAAAGTTACTGGTAACATCTCTGCTGACCGTGGTGGTGATGAGAAAAAGAATCGTGAGAAAAGAAAGGGTCTTGAGAAAGATCTAAAGAAGAAAGGTATAGGGTATAAGAAAGGTGTTGGTGAATACAAGTACAAGAGTGATGACGGAAAGGAAGGTACTGGTAGAGAAGTCTCTTACCAAACTTCCAAACCTGATAAGATGTCAAAACGTAGGTTTGGTAAAACAATGCGTCGTCTTGGCAGAAAGCACGGTCAAGAATCAGTCATCACAAAAGACAAAAAGAAACCAGCAAGGTTGCATGACACACAGTCTAAGAAACCTGAAAAGTCAATTAACATAGGTAAGTCTGCTGCAGGTAAACACCCTAAAGGAGATGGTGAGACTTCAGGTACTAAGGTAAGAAGTGGTAAATTAGGAAAGACTAATAAGCCATCATACCATTATAAGTAATCCCTCACGTTGCGTAATTGTACTTATATGATACAATAAATATAAGTACATTAGGGATTGAAAGATCATGCCCCTGTCACATTATACCATCGGGTATCACGATGCAGAACAGCATCGTCATTATATTTGCGAGTATGCAAAAGACTCGTACGAAGCTATTAAAGATGCACAAGAGGATGTCCCGTTTTTACGAGAGCATCCTTCTTTTGTGGATTCTTGTACAAACGAAACAGGTTTAGATTATCTAATGGGCATAGTCCCAATGGGCAGATGAAAAATGAAATTATGTGGTGGATGAGCAGATTAACTATCATGCTCACTTCACTTTTCCTATCAGCTACATTAGCAGCAAAAGCATATGCAGCTGAGATACAAATGGGTTATGATGGTAACTTAGTCTTTGAACCAAGCGAGATTACTATTGATGCTGGTGAGACAGTTACCTTTGTTAATAACGCATTACCTCCTCACAATATCATCGTAGATGGTAGAGCAGATCTATCAAGAGAATCATTGATGTTTAGTCCTGGTGAAACACAAGAGATTGTGTTTGCTGATGCTGGAGATTTTAATTTTAAATGTGCTCCACATGAAGGTGCTGGTATGAAAGGAGTGATTCATGTTAACTAGATTATGGTTTTGGTTATTTAAAATTAAACCTAAAAAAGTTAATGGTCAGGATTACGGAACAAATAATGTAGTCACTCCACCGTAAAATAAATAACAGTGCCTTGTATCATTTAAATGGCCACTATAACTCTTCAGACACCAGATGGTGAAACTAGTACTTTTGAATGTGATGAGGAAACACCTATATTAGATGCATTAGAAGAGTCTGGTTTAGATCATCCTTATTCTTGTCGTGCAGGTTCATGTTCTTCATGTTGTATGAAGATAGTAGAAGGTACTGTTAATCAAGATGATCAATTCTTTTTAGATGATGACCAACTTGAGGAAGGATTTGTTTTAACATGTGTTGCCTTACCAACGTCAGACCTAACATTATTAGCTGAACAAGAGGATAATTTATAGCAGATAAATAAAAATAATTAAACTTTAAATTATGGCTTGGGTTGATGTAGCAGCAGCTACAGATATTGCGGATTCATATCCAATTGGTTTTCCAAAACATCTTAGAGAAGATGGAAGAAAAGAAGAACCTTATTATAATTATACTGGTGCATTAGGAGCCGACATAAGGTCTATGGTTCCTGTAATTAATTTGCATGGTACAGATCTAGTAGGTCTCGAACTCGGTGTTTTACGAGGAGATTCTTTTCTGACCATGCTTTTTAATTGTCCAAATATTAAAACGCTATACGGTGTTGATGCATATAAACCATTTGATGATTATATGAATGCATCTACTACAAATAAAGATTTACCCACTATGCAATTTGATGAAAAGGATATAG